AGCACCCGCGCGCGCCCCGGTCCGGTCCGGGATGTTCCCGTACGCCCGGGCGAACTCCGCCGGCTCCATCGACTCCCGCTGACTGCGGATCGTGGCCAGCGTTACCGTGTGCCGCCATTCCCCACGACCACACCGGCACGGCGGATCCGGGCACAACGCAGGCATGAAACTGAAATATGACTCTTCATCACCCGGGTCCCACCCATCCGGTGCCGAATACTCGATATACGCGGTCCCGTGACCGGAATCAGCCTCGACGGCCGCCCGCCCGAGTTCCATCGCACGATCCAGCACCACCGACGCAGCGGTCCCCGCCGTCGAGCACAGCAACACCTGCGCGTCCTCGATCGTCAGCATCGCCGGGCCCAGGCCCTGCTCCCGGCGGCCATCGGTGTCATGCCAGATCTCATCCAGCACCGCCTGATGCAACGTCTTACTGTGCCCCGAAGACGCCGACGTGGACAGCAGCATGATCAGCGACCCGTTCGCAAACCGGATGTACTCGTTCCCCATCCCCTCATAGATCCGGCCGACCAACGGCTTCAGCTTCCGCGACTTGCGGATCAGCGGGAAAATCTCATGCAGCCACTTGTCCCGCGCATCCTTACCCGACTGCGCCGTGAACGCCGACCGCTGCGGCTGCGCCCACCGCGGCGACACGCACCGGTTGATCTGCCAGGACAGGTACAGCGTCGTCTTACCCTGCTGCCGCGGCACCGTCGTGACCACCCGCCGGTACGCAGGCAGCAGCGAGCTCCCGTCAATCTCACAGCCAACGTCTGCCGTGTCACCCTGCCACGGCATGAACGGCTGGCCCAGTGCCCGCCCCACATCGGCCAGTTCCTCGCCGAACGTCTCCCGCTCAGGACGCCGGCGAGTCGCGAACCTCGGCCGACAAGGCGGCAACAGCCTCGTCGAAGGAACCAGCAGCGTCGTCATCCGCCGTCAACTCCCTCAGCGCCTCCCGGTACTGCCGCCACAAAGCCGCGTTCTGCGGCTCCGCGTCCAGCGCCCGCGCCATCGACCGCAGCGACTGAACCGCCGCCGCGTCGATCCGCTCAACCCGGCCAAGACGGCGCAACTCCTTCAGCGTCTGCTCAAACTGACCGCTGTTCGTCGTCCTCACGGCACCTGACCTGCGGAAACTCGGAAAGTTGAACGCGTAAGTAAATTGTGGATGACTGCGGGGTCATGGAGGGTCAGCTTCACGTCGCGAGGGTCCCCCCCTACCAGGGGCGGGATGTGACCCACCGTGCTGGCTGCCGTTGGCGTGTGCCACGCATGCGGTTGCCGCGCCGCGCGCCGTCCGCTTCGTTGCACCGTTCGTGTTCTGGTCCTGTCCATCCGGTGCGGTCAGGTGTGTGGCCGAGGTGCCAGCTGCTGCCGGGCGGGATCCACCGTGTGGGCATGAGGCAGATCGAAGCGTGGCAGGAGACCTGGCCTGCGTCTACGAGGGGCTTCCATTTGGCGCGTAGCTTGGGGTGCTGCCCTGAGTAGCCGCGTTGTTTGGTGGTGCCACGCGAGCGGGCACGGGCTGCCATGTCAGCCAGTCCTGGTGGCTATCGCCAGGTATTCGATGGCCAGCGCCGAGCTTACTTCTGGGTAGTGCTCACCGAGCCAGCGCCGGTATCCGACCAGGCGGTATGTGTCATCGGGGGTGAGCTTATCTTTGGCTTCCAGGTCAGCGAGGGCCTTGATGGCTGTGACGAGGTACGGCTCACGTGCCATGGTCAGTGGCTGGGGTGGTCGAGCTTGCTGGCGGTGCGCTCAAGCAGGCGGATGATGACCTGCAGCGTGAACGTCTTGCGCTTGGCTAGCTCGCTGAGGATCACGGCTGCGTTGCGGAGGGTGGCGGCGTCCATGGTGGCGCGGGAGCGGGGCGATTCCAGGTACTCGCGTTCCCAGTCGGCCAGCGGCTCTACGACTGGGACTGGGCCGTCTTTGTGCTGGGGGCAGACGGAGGGGTCTGCGTAGCACTCGCCGTAGAGGTGAAACAGGCCGCGCGTCATCAGTGGGCTGCGATGTGGAAGTGCTCGACGAGGATGACGACGATCACCAGGATGACGAGGACGCCGATGAGCCAGACGAGCCAGCGGGGCATGGCGTCTCCTCAGCGTGGGTCGTAATGCTCGTACCTCGAGCGGCGGGTGGCGGTGGCGTTCATGTGGTCACCGGCCGTGGCCAGAGGCGGGACGGCGGCGGCCAGAGGTGGGTGCTGGTGGTGCTGGTGCCGGAGTTGCCGTAGGTCACGGGTTCACCTGGTGACGGGGCCGGAGGCGGGTGTAGAGCCGGATCCACAGGGCCCGGGTGGGTGAGTAGAGCATGGCGTGCATGGTGGGTCTCCTGGCGATCACAAGGCCCCGCGTTCGGCCTTGATGCGGTACATGGCGTCCCGGATGGTACGGGCTCGCGGTGAAACCCGTGCGTACTGGGAGTTGCCGGTGCGGCAGACGAACTGGTAGTTGTCCATGGTCAGCAACCGGTTGGTGTCGCGGCGATCGAGGCTGAGATGCATCACTGCCCCGCCTGGCATCTGGGACCAGTGCTTCTGGCAGTGCTCGCATCGCAGGTCTGCTTCAGCTGCCTTGCGCGCGCGCCGGGCCAGTTCGGGCAGGTCGATGCCCGTCAGCATCAGGTAGTCGCTGAAGTCGCCTGCTGCGTGCAGGCCCTCTTTGCGCTCAGTCCGGTAGTGGCGGCGCACGGCCTTGTAGGTGCGGTTGCCCCAGAAGTTCAGCCGGTTCCTGGCCGTGCGGATCCGCTCTTCGCACTCCACACAGCGACTGTGAACCGGCCTCCGTGAACCACCATATGGTGGTTCACCAGACACCTTCGGGCGGAAGCAGTCGAACGGCAGTAGCCATCCACACGGCAGCAACGTCTCCGACTGGCCGTCAGCGCCGGTAAGCGTGATCGGCTTACCCCTGCACTCGAACACTCGCTGATCTGGTGCGAGCCACGATAGGTCAACCGCCTCGCCGTAGTTC